CACTATTGGGGGTAGAAGTTATAATACAGCGACCACCAGTCGCAAGTGTAGGGCTCATATCAGTCCAAAACTCTTCTGCAATTCTTGGTTTGACGAATGCAAACTCATCTAAGTATAGCAATGAAATACTCATACCACGCCCAGAATCTGGCGTAGTCGTTGTGCTTTTAATTCTAGAACCGTTATCAAATTTTATATCTTGTACGTTATACGTTGCTGCACCAGCCCTTAACCAATCTGGTAATTCTTCATATGCAAATTTGATACGATCCATAATTTCTGTTGCTGCCCTAAATTTATTGGCTGCTATTAATACAGTTACGTCATCATTAAACATAGCATACCATAATAAGAAACCAGCAGCAGTAGTTGTTTTTCCAGTTTGCCTAGGCAGTAATGCTATTACAGAAGTATTATTAAGATATGCATTTAAAAGCCTTTTTTGATAATCATATGCAACAAACCGTATTTTGCCTTTAACAGGATGTTGTATCCACACATAGTTTTCCATAAAGTACAACGAATCTGTCATACATTTTTTTATCTCAGAAATTTGGTGAGATGTATAAGTTGTTTTTGCATTAGCTGGCTTAACTAATGTAAAATCTATCTGTGGCTTAGACATTTTTAATGCAGATTTAGGAACGCATCAACTGAACGATACGAACCGTATCTCCTTTCATTGATACTTATCGTTATTTCTTGAATAACAGCGTCTATATTTTTATGCCAATGATTAAGAAATTTATGAGTGCGATGTAATTCAGGAACAATGTCATCGGTTTGCCATATAAATTCCTGAATTAAACTTTTGTAATCTGGACGAAAATAAAACACATCTATTGTAACTAACTGCAATTTCTTAAATATTAAGTTTTTATTGCTATCAATTATCATAGAACTTTTTTATTATTTCATAACACTCTGACGCTTAACAGTACTTAATGGACTATGACTACCATCAGTAACTGGTTTTTCATCTACAAATGGATCTTTTTCAAATTCATCCCTATCTGTAGCAGTAAGAGGGCTATTTGCACCAGTTACGTTGCTAGCAGCCAAATCGGCTTCTGCAACATAAGTCTTATAATCTTTTTTTAATTTAACATATAAGGCATCTGCTGCTTCTTTAACCATTGTATTATCGCCAATTTTACCAAACTTTTGTTTAGGGTTCAATGGGTTCCACATATATTTTTGTGGATCAACTGGTTCACCAGAATCACTGTGTTCTTCATGTCCAAAATCATGTTCGGCATTTTCATCCATAACTTCTTCGTCAGTTGTTGCAGCACATCCGCAACTAACTATTGGCAACCCGCATATTGGACATATATCAGCAGAGGAAGATTGATTGCATTCGCAACTATCCATTGGTTTACCACAACTTGGGCAAGATTGATCATTCATTGGCTCATCGCACTTGCAACTATCCATTGGCATACCGCAGTCTGGACAAACGTTTGAAACACCTTGAATAGGCATTGAACTTGTCTGACCAGCAAGTGCTGACAATCTATTAATAAAGTTATCGGCATCAATTCCATCTAATGATATGTTTACACCTTCTGATACGTCACCTGACTTACCGTATTTTTCTTCATAATATTTTACAAAACGTTCTGGTTCCACTACTTCTTCTGGAATTTTTCCACCACTTTTTATAATCTTATAATATCCGTCATCAAGTATTTTTTCGGCTTCTGGAGAAAGATCATCACCGCCATCATCAACACCACGGTCTGCAACAGATTCTTCATTTTCTTTAACAGGATATGTCTTATCACCCACTTTAAAAGTATCTTTTCCTGCTTCTTTAGCAGCAGCTAATGCTCCAGAAAATTCATTTCCTTCATCCATATCGTCTTCTTTAACTGATTCAGACCAGCACTCTTTCATACCGTGAACAGGACACATTTCACCTTCTGCTGTCATATTGCATTTATCTAAATTTTCTGAAATGCTTCTTACTGTTTTTAGAATTTCGTCCATTTCCATGATATGTTACCTCGTTATTTTTTACCAACTTTTGAAGTTTTTACGCTTGAGCGTTTACCTGCTTTATCCACATATATTCTATAGTTATTGCTGGCAGCATCATTAAAGTTGCCCTCTTTTCCAAGAACATTTATGTCAATCGGACCAGATTTATCCCCAGTTCCCGTAACTGGCTTTGGTGTATCAAGATGGGCGTTGAAATCACTTACATCTTGTTTTGGTTCAAGTTCAACAGCCTTGTGTTTATCTAACCATGTAAACAACGAAGAAGGTGCATCAACTTCATCGCTTTTACGTTCAGATTTCATATGAGCCAAATGTAACAATAAATTTTTGTTATAATCATCGCCAAATACATTTGTTACAGCTGGACCTTCAACTGGGTCATACAATCTATCCGTGCTGAGATTACTTGCAAATGTAAATCCTTTGGACTTAGCCTTAGCATCTTCTTCATTTTTAAACATTTGTTCTTGGGCGTTAATTTCAACTGGTTCAGTAATTGTACGAACAACTATGTTTTTTTCTGGAATAACTAACGCATTTCGTAATTGTTGCATAAGAACATAACTGCTGATAGGTGTTCCTAACGTTATGTGAATGCAATGAACGTCTTTAAGTGGAATATCGAAAAAATCAAATTTATCGTCCACTATTTTTATAGGTTTGCTGATATCAACTAATTGGTAGGCTCGCAGCAACGACTCTACGGTATTGACCTGCGCGTCACTTGGGGCCATTGGCATTTTAATGACATATGGATATACCCCAGTTGATTCAGCTATATAGTTTTTAAGCGATTTCATGTTTAATTATGACTCCGATGCACGATTATTTATCCTCATCATTGATTTGCTTCAACTGTTTAAGTAATTCGTTGCGGTCTAATTCAACAACGGTGCCATCAACAGTATTATTTCCTTTATTTGAAGCAATATCTATCTTCATTTTATCCAATTGTAGCTTTAAAAGACGTAATTTTTTATCAACTTTGCTATTTTTGGCATCAACTGCTATTTTAAGCATTTGGCTGCTTGAACTGAATATTTCCCCCGCATGGCGTATTTCAACGTTCATACCCAAATCTTGTAGGTTTTTATGAGCATCTACTGCCATTTGAGCCAATTCATCCATTTCTTCATCATGTTGGTCATAATGGTTCATTTTTTTGAATTGTTTTTCAAGGTCTTTAGCTTGTTCCAATGCCGCAGTTACTTCTTCTACTGACGGAGTTTCGTTATTTAATTGCTCATTATCTGTTTCATCTATGGGTGGCATATTAAATGTCTCTTCTAATGTTTTAAATCGTTTAGATGAACTGCCCATTTATTTGTGTCCTTTTCTCTGTTGACGTACATTATTTACTTCCTGTTCAGACGCATCCCTAATATACTGCCATCCTTTATGTTTATCTTTTTTAAGAAGACCGTGCCTAAGTTTGCGTAACCCTTATTCTTGTAAATCATATAACTTTGCCGTTTCCGTCAATGGAAATAGAGCAGTTGGGGATTACGGTTCCGCGAACTGCAATTATATTTATATTCTTCTTTTAGTTTGGGAACCGGTTTTAGTCCAAAGTTGATCCTCAGTAATAAGCCTGAAAGTTACACCATTTTTCTTACACCATACAAGAGCCGCTTGCCACTTTGCCTGATTGACTATCAAAAATGCCTTGTCTCTTTTACTTTTAGCATTTTCTAACATTGCTTCTTTTTTTGGTTTAATTTCTACAAGTTCAGCCTGTTGTTTCCCACTTTTATCTTGATATAAAACCAAAAAATCTGGAACATATTGGCTTCTACGCCCAGTCAATGGGTTTACATAAGGTATTTTAACACTTTCGCTTGCCCATTGTATTACACTTGGATGACTATCTAAAAATGTCATCATTGCTAATTCCCATGAGCTTCTATAAAAAGGTTTAGCATTTCCTATTAACTTTTGTGGATTTTTCGGTATAAAATATTCTTGACTATATTTTGTCATAAATGATCCTCACGACGGCCATACTGGTTCCATCGGTGTATATACTTCCCATGTTCCACTTGTAGAACCAACTCTGACATATATAATCCCACTATCAACTGCATAAAATGTAAACCCAGAGTCTTTTGAATCATACTTACTACGCTGTGACATGTAATCAACCGCATCCCATGGTTCAATTGCTTTAGAAATGCTCGCTCTTAAAACTACATTATTTTCCCATTTTGGATTTAAATTAAGACCTGAATAACCAATTTGACTAGTATTCCCTCTTAAACTGTTTATTGTTGATAAAAATTCAGGAAGTAAAACACCTTGATTAAACAAACTTGTAACGGGTTGTCCTGTTTGAACGCTATAATAGGTTGCCATCGCCGCTAATGTATCAACTACTTCAGGGGGCACATCTTCCCCTCCAAAAATACCAAGGGCATAATTATAAACATCTGCCTTAAGACTAGTTTGGTATATAGAAGGAATATTACTTAACAAATAATTGCTAACACTTGTTGTTTTTTCTACAGGCTGTCCTGTTGCTGTGTCTATAAATTGATATCCACCCCCAGCATTAGTAATACTAAGAGACCCGCTATTCAGAGCTAATTGTTGTTGTATTGTTTGTTGTGTGATATCCGTCATGTTGGTCCTCCAAATGAGAAAGAGCCAATAGACGCAATTGAACTATTAACTTGATCTTGTATATTACTAATAACAGTGTTTGTGCCACCAATTGATTCAGTTGAATTAGGTAAAAATCCACCAGATATTCCATCTAGTGGACCTTGTTGATTATTTGCTGTCAACGACGTATTTGTTACATTTGTTGAATATAATGATGCAGGTGCAATCGGTGTAGATGTCGTATTTGGTAAAGTATAAGTTGAAGTGTTGTTTCCAATATTTGCACTAACATTTGTTTGTATATCGTTGGCTCCGCCATCAACACCAGGGTCAAATCCAAATTTAACTGCATCAGTTTCAGTTATATCGGTTGGATCTTTATATTCTATGGCCTCATATTTAAAAGTTATAGATACTTCTTCAGGATCAGAACTAGAACTATCATTTTGTTCCCAATCAATAGCAATTATTCTTGGATTAAGATATGTGGTTTGAGTATATTGTTTTCCAAATAATGAATACAATTCTATTCTTGTAAAAAATGAAGTATCTTCTCCAATTGGTCTAAGACCCCATCCCGTGCTATCAGAAAATATAGGGTCAACAGTGCTACTGTTCATGTCTATAAGAGACTTAGGTCTGCTATCAGCAAAATAATATGTAAAATATTCACGCCAAAGTTTTAAAACTTTATTGTCAACCGTATCGTGTAATTATACTACAAATGGTTGATAATCTATTTTAGTATAGGCATATCGTCGTCTGTTATATTGATTAAGTTCAGTAGTTGCAAGATCGACTTTTGGCTTGTCTATTGTTTTAATTTTAAAACTAATACCATTTTGCCAAGTACCTAATTTACTCAAAAAATTACTATCTATGCCAAGAGGATTTGAATTAACAACAAAATTAGCATAAAACATAAATTTTGTACGGGGTATCAAGGTCGTTAATTGACCAGGATATGCAG